TGATGGATAAAAATAAAGGAATTGTTGTTGATCCGACCGGAGAGTTTAAAAGGGCCTTAAGAAGGGCCGGGCGAAAAGTTGATGATTTAAGCCAACCGTTAAAGCTTATTGGTCAATCTTGGTATAAAACGAATAAGGCCCTTTTTGCTTTAAAAGGTAATGGGCCTTTTAAAGATTTATCAACTAATCCTTTTAGGGCCCATTGGTTAACCAATGAAAATACAGCGGGGTGGAAAAAAAAACCTCCGAGTGATAAATTTTTCCCCGGTGGTTATAAGCAATACAAAGGAATGAAATATGGTTTTGTTTATCCTATTTTAAAAGCATCGGGTGATTTAATGAAGTCTTTAACCGACCCGACCGATAGTAATACAATCGCCTCTATTTTGAATAAAAAGGTTCTGATATTAGGAACGAAAGTCACGAGTAAAAAAGGCGCTCCTTATCCTACTTATTTACAGACAGGCACGAGAAAAATGCCGGCCAGACCTTTTATGGTTATCGGGACAGAGAAGGGTCCATGGGCCAATTCCCCTCATATAAAAAGACGGTTAGGTTTATGGATTAAAACTTTAGATGATTACGTAATGAAAACTCTGAAAGGTAAAGGTAAAAAATAATGGTCTATGATTTAGAATCATTAATGGTTGATGTAAAAAGTATCTTAACAACTAATTTGAATACTAAAATAGGCGCTATTAATACGGAAAAGGGTGACTCAATTACTCTTTTAACCGTAGACAGCTCGGCTTATTTTTTACAAGACCTCGACCACGAGAGCGTTAACCATAACCCTTTTATTTTTTATTCGTGTGAGGATATCGACGGGACCGGTTTTGGACCTAATACGCCTCAAGAATTTATAATAAATATAGTTTTAGTTTTGGCCGATCAATCGGCTTACACCGATTTGGCCACAAGAATGTTTAGGTACTCAAGGGCCTTAAAAGAAATTTTTGAAGAAAATTTTAGTATAAAGAGTAATAGCAATTTTATATCGATTAATGTTTTGGCCCCTATACCTTTATCAACATTAAATGAATCAAGAGAGTTTAGGGCCGTCGGTTTACAAATAAAAAGTTCAATAGGTTAATATTTAAAAAAGGAGTTTTTACCATGGCTTTAACAGCACCCAGAACGTTTTTTGGAATTCATAGTTTTTCCCCTTATCAGAGGGCGACCGGAGAATTTTACGGAGAGCTTAAGGTTTTAGAATCATCAAGTCTGTCTCTTAGTGGCGAGACGATCGACCTCGTCGGAGGGTCTAGCAAGTATCCATGGGAATCGGCCGACGGAGCGATATCGGCGGAATTAAGCCTCTCTTTTTCAGAATATCCCGATTTTGTGTTCACTTTATTTTTAGGAAATGCTCCAACAACAAATGCGGCGGAGGCAAGTGGTTCTGTTACTACAGCCGCGAATGTTAAAGGTACTTCGGTTATTTCAGCCGCCAATGGAATTTCAGCTATCACGGCGACTTCAGGTGATGAGGCCGATTTAAAATTTGGAAAATATGTTATCGTGGCAACGGCCTCTCAAATTTTCGATCTTTATTTAGGAAGTGACGCCGATATAGGACGCGGTACCGATGGGAGTTATTTAAATGATTCTCTTAAAGTAGCAAGTGGCCTTGACGTTTCTGCATCGACCGCTATTGATGCAACGTTCGGCTTAACTTTTACAAAGGTAGGGACTCCGGCCTTTACGATTGGGGACAGTGCTGAATTTTATGTAAACCCAGTTAATACGAGCTCCATGGATGTCACGATTGGAAATCAAGCTAATCAGTCATTCCCGAATTTCGGCGCCTTAATTATGGGACAAAAAAAGGGGTCGGGGGAAATGATCGAGGCCGATGCTTTTAATTGTAAGGCTGTCGGGATGCCGCTTAATTTTTCTAGAAATGCTTTCAGTGCCGCCGAAGTGACGGTTAAAATGTTGTACGATACAGCAAAAGACGGAGTAATAAAAATCCGTTGGGTCCAACCTTCCTAAAAGGTTACGCCAGGGGCCCAGTTTAAAAACTCTTGTCCATAAAATTTTGCTACGGATTGAGTGTTTTTTTCCTTCGGCCTCTGGCCCTATTTCTTTTTGATTCATTTAAAACCTCCGGTTTAATAAACTCTCTATCTAAATTCAAACTTGCGTAAACCATCCATAAAGATAAATTCCCATTTGCATATTTATCGGCCAACCATTTAAGTCTGTTTTTCTCTTGGTCCGATACTCTTATATTAATATGCTCATTTAAATTTTCCATTTAATTACCCCTTATTTTGAAAAGTCAATTCTTTCGGTTTGCCTCTTTTTTTTGAATTCACCCATGGCAATTTGAAGAAATATCTTTTTCCTCAAATCCCCCCCCCTTATAATAAATTGTGATGACATAAAAAATAAATCATAATAAATTATTTTTGATAAAATTTAAAAGGGAGAGTTATGAAAGATTTTAAAGTCACTGATTTATTACCTAGACGATCGGAGTTTTATTTATCAATTCCCGACAAGACCTTTAGTTTAAGGCCTTGTACGCCTCATGACTTAATAAGCCTAAAAGAAAAAAATATTGATATTGAAGAGGTGATGAAAAATCCTATTTCGGCCGATGTATGTAAAGTCGTCCTCTATTTAATGGACTATGAGGATGCCAAGGAATTTAAAAAGATAGAATTAAAAACTATTAATATTGAAACCGGCGAAGAGGAGGCAAATGATGTAGGCGGTCATAAATTACTAGTAAAATTTATCGCATCATTAAAAGAACACCTCGAAATGTTTTTAGCATTATTAAACTCCATGGGTTTTAGTGAAAAGGTTATAGGGGAAATAAGAGAGGCCACATTAACCCCTGATAAAGCCGACGAATCTAAAAAGGTTATCAAAAAAAAAGCGAAGATTCTTCGAAAGAAAAAACGTTAGACTGGGGTGAAATCTTTGATACTTTTAGTTTTAATTACGGATGGAGTACCGAATATATTTTAAAAATGTCATTGCACGAGATATATTGGAGACTTCAAAAAATAGGAATAAGAATAAACTCTGATAGATCTTTTAAAGCATCTTTACAGGGTTTAAAATTAGAATCGAATGGCCCTATAAGAGACGATGAAAAAAATATTGATTTAAGTGATGATCAAAAAGAGGCCATGAAAATTGCATTGAATAAGGCCCGTGAACGAAAGAGGTTAGAATATGGCGGTCAATAAGTTAACGATAAAAATAAATGGTGACACGGCCGACTTTCAAAAAGCGTTAGGCCAAACCGAAAAGGCCACAAAGAAACTACAACAACAATTAAGTAACATTGCGGTAAAGGCCACCGTTGCCTTCGCCGGTTTATCGGCAACGATAGGCGGTTTAATTTCTACTTATAGAGTACAAGAACAAGCCGAATCTAAATTAAGGGCCGCCTTAAAATCGACTGGTGATGCCGTTGGGTTAACGGCCAAAGAATTAATTAAAATGGCCGGGGGCCTTCAATCGGTTTCAACGTTTGGAGATGAGGCCATTATAGGCGCTCAATCTTTACTTTTAACTTTTACTAAAATTGGAAAAAATGTTTTTCCAAAGGCCACCGAAACCGTTTTAGACATGTCGGCCGCTTTAGGGACTGACTTAAAAAGCTCGGCGTTAATGTTAGGTAAAGCTTTAAATGACCCTATTCTAGGTATAACGGCCATGACTCGTGCCGGGATTCAATTTAGTGATGAGCAAAAAGACCTCGTTAAATCTTTTGTGAAGGTTAATGATATTGCGTCGGCCCAAGTAATTATTTTAAAAGAATTACAAGTACAATTCGGTGGACAAGCAAGGGCGACGGCCAAAGGGACCGGGCGTTTTATTCAATTAGGAAACACTCTTGGAGATTTAGCGGAAACTATCGGTAAAAAATTAACCAAACCATTATCAAAAATGGCCCATTGGTTAAATGTTATATTAGTAAAAAATTTAAAAAAACATGGTGAAGAATTTTCTACTATGGCCGCGAGATCTTTATTATTTGCGACTAATTTGGCCATACTAACGGCCGGATTAACCTTAGCGGCGAAGGCTTTTCTTTCGTTAAAAATAGTAATTGCTGGAACGTCTTTAACTTTAAAAGGTTTAAAGTTGGCTTTAGTTTCATCCGGTATAGGAGCGGTATTCATAATTGCCGCCGCTGGCATGACAAAGTTTATGGAAGATTTTCAAATGAATATGGGCCGCGTTCGATTAGTTTTTAAGGAAACGAGTAGTTTTATTCGAGTAGGTTTCAAGAGTTTGGGTGCTGCTGCGGCAGGATTTTCTATCGCAGTCATGACGGCTCTTTCAAGCGCATTAACCGGGGGAAAGATTGATTTAAAAGCTCAATATACTATGTTCAAAGTCCTATTGAAAGATTCTTTATCAAGTATGGCGAAAGGTTGGGCCGACTATCATAAAAACGTTAAAAAGGGTTGGGACGATCAAAGTTTTAGAGTAACAATGGCAGTCGGGGCGGCCACCCTAGAAATGAAAGAGGCTTTTCAGGATAGATTGGCGGACCAAAGAGAATTTTATAACACCATGTTTGAAATGCTCGGAGAAAAACAATTAAATGAGATGCTACAAAATGAAGAGTTTAACGAGTTGATGAGACTTTACACGCAAGAAGAGAGACTTTTAAAATTAGAAGAACTCTCTAAATTTATACTAACCGAAAAAGAATTAGAGCAACAGGCCTTTGATGAAAAACAAAAAAAGAGAATTAAAGATCAAAACGACGAATTAAAATTTGAGCAGAAACATAATTTAAAATTAGTCGGTGGGATGAAGTCCTATTATAAAACTATGAAATTTTTGGATGACGACCGATTTAAAGAGGCCGATAAGTTCGCCTCTCAATTTTCGGCAATGGCCTCTTCATCTAATAAAGAGTTGAGGGCCATTGCAAAAGTTGGGGCCAATGTTTCAATCGTGGCCAATACAGCGGCGGCGGCGTCGAGCGCTATGAAAGGGGCGGTCGAGTTTTTCGGTGTCCCGGCCGGTCCTATAATAGGCGGTGTTTTGGCCGCGGCTCAAGTAGCTTTTGGAGTTGAACAACTTCATAGATTAAATTCTCAAAAATTGGCCGATGGCGGAATAGTTTCAGGTGGGATTAAAGGAATCGATTCGGTCCCGGCAATGTTAATGCCTGGAGAGTTAGTCATACCTCAAAGAGATGCCAATGACGCTTTAAATTCTATCGGAGCGTCAAGAGATGAAGAGGTTTTTGGAAATGATTCTACAACTCAAATAGTAATTGGATTCGATGGAGAAGAGGCCAGTCAAGTATTAACGGCCAGACAAATTGAAAATCAGGCTTTAGGAATTTCTAGAGAGGAGGCGGCATAATGGCGGTAACTGGCGGAATAGTTGTTAAAGAGATTAAAGTCATTGACTCGGTCCCTATTGTGGTAACACCTGGCGAATTTAGCGCCTCCGATGAGTTGATTAATGAAGTATTGGTTTTAATCAAGGAGTTAGAATAATGGCGGTTACTGGCGGAATAAAATTTCTATATGAAAATAAAATAAAAGATGGGTCGGCCGTTGGTAGTACGGGTGACGCCTCTTCAAAATATGCTCTTGATCTTGACGTTGATACTTATTGGCGCTCGGTCGGGTCAAATGATACTACCACCGAAACTTTAACAGTGACCTTTGATACACAAACAATTGATAGAGTCCTTTTAATCGATTGTAACTTTAAAGGGTTTACCGTTAAATATTTATCAGGCGCCTCATACGTTCATTTTGCAAATGTTATAGGTATTGGTGGCGTTACTAAAACTAATATAACAGAAACTTCCTTTTCAGAAAATTCGGCTTATTATGAATTTGATTCGGTTTCAACGGGCGGCCTTCAAATTTCTATCGACACGACACAAACAACAAACGCCGAAAAATATATCTCTCAATTTATTGGGTCGAGTGAGATAGGAACCTTTGTTGGTTATCCCGAAGTCTCAAAAATCAGTGTAGATAGAAATTCAAGATCGAAAAAAACTTTATCGGGGCGGTATAGTGTTCAAAAATCACTCGAAACAATGGGATATTCCATTAAGTTTAAAAATTATCCTACTAGTGCCGTTTATAATGTCGACATTGATCTGGCTATTACTCTTTTGGAGAGTGAATCACCCTTTATCATTTATCCATGTGGTGGACGATACGAGTCAAAACATTTTACAACAGCAATTCCAGGATTTAGATTAAAAGACGCAAAATTAGTTCAAGTCATAAAAGGTTATAGATTAAAATATTTAAAAAATATCTATACTAACCCAATGGACTTAGGCGGTTTAGAACTAGTTTCACACGTTTAGAGGCGTTTAAAGGAATAAAATGGCGATAACACCAATTCAATATAAAATCTATTTTACTCCAAAATTAACGGCCACAACTTATGCCGATGAAATAGAAGTCTCTGCCAAAATTATTGATTCAGGCGTTTCTTCTATGAGAAAAAGCATTGACGCTGGGGACTATGATATAGGCGTTTTTTATTATGGTGATGTAACCCTTAAGGCGATTAATAAAAATGGTTACCTTTCACAGATTCACGACCATAGGTCTATCTTTACTTATAGTAGGGACTTAACGAAAGTTAGAATTGAATATAATGATACCAATGGTGCCGTTGACGTTTTTAGAGGCATTATAAATGAAGAGGGCACGAGAGAAAATTTTGAAAATGAAGAATTAACTTTTAGAGTTTTAAGTTTTGATTCGGTTATTAGAACGGCAAGGATTCCAGCGGGGACTATTAATGATGGGACAGATTCACAAACGGCCTTAGAACAAATATTGGATAAGCCCGACATAAAAGCCGTTTTAACATTTGATGCCTCTAAAATAAGTCCACCGAATAATATTATAATTGATGATGGATCTAAATTTGATAACATTTCCACTCGTGACGGTTTAGCAAAACTTTTAATTGCAACCAATTCAGTTTTTATAATTGATTCAACCGACACAATGGAAATTAAATCTAGGGATGTTAATTCAGGGGCCTCTTTAGAATTGTTTGGACCTTATTCTCAAAGAGGCCGACAAAACATTTTAAAAATTAATAAGTTTAATGATGGGAAACAAAGACTTTTTACCGTTGTTAAAGTTGGCCAACAGGCATCAATTGAAACTAATTATGTGGCCGACTATGGTTATAAGCAAAAAACCGTAGGGGTCATTGATTTTTTAACCAATGAAGTAACTCAACTTTCCATTGCGAGTAAATTAAGTAATGAGTTTAAATTTCCTAAAATTGAATTGGAAGTTGAAGTTGAAACGTCTTTAGTTAGAAACTCAAAATTATTAGATCAAGTATTAATCGACTACCCATTAAGACTTAAACCTTATATTAAATTTTATCCGGTTGTTGGAGTGGCGGCGATAGATGATGCCATAACACCTTTACCTCATGCCTTTGGCTCTTCATTTATTGAAAGGAATATTGCTTTTAAAATTATTGAAATAAAAGAAAAT